AAAGGCGACATCGGCCTCGGGCGGGGCAGGCAGATAGGACTGGGCTAGGCGGGACTCAGCGACGACGACGAGCGGGGAGGATGCGTTACGCTCGATGGCCACCAAGGCGGCGCCGACGCGGTGATCCGTCTTGTCGAGGTCTTTGCCTAGGGTCGTGACGACTGACTCCTTGGTCGGGGCGTCCGGCTGTTTCGGCAGCGGGTCTAGTGATGTGCTGCACCCGGCCATCAGGAGAGCGATGACCAGGAGTGAGCGCATACCTTACTTGCCCTTGAGGGCCTTGAGGATGTCCACGGCCTTCTCGACCTTAGCGGACTTGGCGTTCTTGTAACCAGCGTAGAAACCACCAGCGAAGGCGACGGCAATCAGGAGCAGGGTGATCATGGGTTCGGGATGAGTTCGACTTTGACGAGGGGGCCGAGGTCGACGGGCGTCTGCGGGGTGGCGAAGGTGACGGTGATTTCCGACTCACTGGCGGTGACAGGTTCACCGTTCCATGACGGGAAGATGGTGGCCAGAAGTTGAGCGTAGTCGCCGATTATAAGCGACGAGGTGATGCGGTAAGTGATGGTCATGGGTTAGCCGTGGGCGACAAAGGTGCGGAGGTTGGCGATGTAGCCGGTAGCGTTAGCCGTTGAAGAGGTTCCGACGGAGTTGATTTCTACGGTGGCAAACATTGAAGGGTTAGCGGAGGTTGTAGTAGTAGACATCCCAGTCGTGCTGTCGATGAACACCCCATCAGCGTAAGCCGATACTGTTCCTGTGCCGTCTGACTTTACCATGAAGTCAATCGATGCGATGCCCGAAGTCGGGGCCACCCACGAGGTTGTCTTGGTGGTTAAGGTTGTGCCGTTGTGGGCAACGATGCTTAATACTTTGGTCGCCATGTTGATTGTAATGCCAAAACCAACGACACCCAAAGCACCATTGCCAGTATTACCTAAACGCTGAATGAGCGTGTAAGTGATGCCAGTGAAAGAGCTTGTCCAATTTATAGCCATCTTACAGGCGATGCGCATCTCCTTAGTGTAATTAAATCCGTAAGTGGAATTACTGCGGGCAAACATCTGCATTCCCTTTTGAGAGTATCCGGCAATATTTACATTGGGGCCAACAAGTTGTCCTGTATCGGGTGGAATATTGACATACGACGAACCTGTTCCGCTTGTCCCAGTTGTCGTCGTCGAGATGGGTGGCACGCTCCAAGTGCAGTCCGAAAGCATATCCCGCAGGCCAGCCGTGGTGACCAGTTTAGTCGAGTTGTCGTTGATGCTCTGCGTGACGCCCGTCGTGCCAGTCGGCAGGGAGGGCGTTCCGGTAAAGGTCGGGCTGGCGAGGTTGGCCTTTAAATCCAGCGCGTTCTGTAGGTCGGTCTGCGAGCTGAGCGTCCCGGTGATGTCGCCCCAGGCTACGGAGGTCGCAGGAGTGACGCCGCCCACGTTAACCACCCACGACGCGTACGTTCCCGAGCCGGTGTGGTGATTGATGTCCACCGTCAGCACGCCCGTGCTTGTGCTGTATGTCAGCACTTCGCCGTGCATATGGTTCGACGCGTCGTAAGAAATCGTAATGTTCTGGGTCGGCGTGTACGAGAGGCCAGTGCCGATCGTGAAGGTCTTGTTGCCGTTGCCGATGGTGTTGCTCGTCGTCGAGCTAGTCAGGTAGCGGTCGCCGAACGCCTGGGCCTTGACGTAGGCCGTGGTAGCGATGGAGGTATCATTATCAGAGGTCGCCGGGGTCGGGGCGGTAGGCGAACCCGTTAGCGCCGTGTTGTTGAAGCCGGGGAAGGCGATGGTCTGGACGCTGGTATCCGGGAAGGTAATTGAAGTATTGCCGTATATAGTAAATCCAGAGGTAGAGCCTGCGTAGTTTCGGAATCTGAGTTGCGTTGTGTCGAGCAAGACTCCAGTGCCTGCGCTCGCCGTTCCGTCTGTCCAAGTCCGAGACTTTAAAAACGCGCCGCTATTGCCGAAGTAACTGACGTTTTGGCCGCCGTCTAACGTTCCTCCGTTGCTTTCGTCCAGTTGTAGTTGAAGCCAGTCAGCAGTAAGAAAGGAATTGTAAGTCGAAGTAACCGATTCATCCGGCGTCAGCGTCATGCCAAACCCAATTAACTTTGTGTCGGCAACGTTCGTAAAGTCGTAGTCCGTCAGCTCGCGGTAAGGCGTAAGGTCAGGGGTGACTGCCGCCGTGGTCTGCACCGTTGCGTCCCCGAAGGTGATGCCAGCCGAACTAGTCGGCAGCTCAAGGCCACCACCATAAGGATTAAAGGTAAAGTAGTTGTGAGTACCGGCGCCGTCGTCGTTATACGCGTCGATGACCAGGTTAGTGTTTAGGATGTTGCCAATCGTGGGGACGTTAAGCGTTCCCGACATCGTGCCACCAGCCAGCGGGACGTAGTCGCCCTCGACATTGACCCACTCGGTATTGTAATTGGTCCCGTCAATCTTCGCCAGCACCTGCCCAGCGCTGCCGCCGACAGGTACGCCCTCTCCGGGATCACCCTGCGGGCCTTGAGCCCCAGTCGCACCCGTCGCACCCGTAGCACCTGGAACGCCGACGCCGACCGTCAAGATAGCAGGGGCCGTTGCCCCGATGGTCGCTTCAACCGCTCCAGGGATGGTAATCGTAAGGGCCATGAAATTAGACGGTGGTTACCTGACCGATGACGTCGATGCGCATCGTGTCGGAGTAAAAGATGGAGTCGTTGTTCGTAAACTTGATGTCCCAGCGGGCCGTGCCAATCGCCCAGTCCCCAGTGTCGCCGTCGTACTCAGCCGTGAAGGACAGGCCATTGCCGGCCACCACGGTCACTAGCTGAAACTCGTTGCGGTCCGCGTCGATGATGGTCGAGGTCACGGTCACGCCGATCAGGTTGGCAAGGCCGCCCGCTTCAGGTGTATAGACAACAGCCGCCCCAAAGGACGTGCCGCGCTTAAAGGTGACGGTGTTGCAGCTCATCGGGTCTTAATCTTGCCCCAATTGGAAGGGGCAGGGGGGGGTGGTGGGTTAAGCCAGCGCGACCGAGGTAATGCTCCAATGCGGCGGCACCCAATCTTCGGTCGGGTTAACGGGCCAAGTAAACTGCCCAAGCGATATACCGGACGTGGCATCATATTTTTCCCCAGAAACGTCATCGGGGAAAAGCTTCTCAAGGTTAATCGTGTTTAGCGTTTTAGATACGCTGACCGTGCCGAGAGTAGGACCAGGCTTTAGGTTTACGGACACAGTGGCGTCTTTCATAATACCTCTAGTTGAATTGATGTCATACCCAACCAGACCGCTGTCTGGGTCTGGTCCAAAGTCTCCGTAACCCATGTAAACGCCCTCATCAATTTTTGTAGGCTCTGGGAAGTATTTAGTAACAAAGCCTTCGCCCACACAAAGGAAGAACTCCAAAATATACGGAGTAGTTTCGTCACCAATTTGAATGTAAAAATAACGAACTCCCAGACCCATCGAGGTAGAACGTCCTGAAGAGCTGTTTGAAAAGCCTTTCATAAATGGAAAGGCCCGCATCAACGGGGTGACCGTATCAGGGTAACCAGAACTAAATGGAGTTTGTGTAGCATAGGGTTGATAGGCCCTGCTCCAGTTTTTATTTGCAGGTAGAACTTCGTCCCTGAATCCAGTGCCTTTATACAAAGGACAGCGCACGGCTGCCCAAGTGTTTTGAGACGTAGGGCCACCGATGTTGACGACGGAAGCGGGCATCAGACTTGCGCGTAATAGTAGTAGGCGTTGAGGGTAATCCCGCTGCCGACTTGGATGCGGTCGCCCCATAGCGATCCGGTGACAAGCTGATTGGCTTCCCCTGCGACAATCTGGGCGATTGCGACGTAAGAGAAATCTTCGTCGGAGTCTGGCACGGCCGCGCCGGCGGCAAGGATGACTTCGCCCACCTTCGGGAAAGCCTTTGTGCTGCTGTCGTACGGAACCTCAAGGTAGATAAAGCCGTTCTCGATTCCGAAGGTGGAATCGTTGTTGTTCGGAATCTCGTTGTTGACCATGCCCGTGCAGACCGTGAAGGTATTTGCCGCGGCCGACTTACGCACATGGAACGGATGGGCGCACGGATCGCCACAAGCGTTCGCGATGCTGTAATCCACAGGGATGGCGTCGGCCCCAGTCATGTTAAACATGCCGTCGGTCGTGACGTCCCCAGAGAAGCCAGTGCAAGCCAGGCACTCGGCCTTGTTCACAATCTGGTCCCATTCCGCTTCTTCGTTGGCGTTATAGGGGTCGTCCGCTTCGTCCTCGTCTGGCACGTTCCGCAGTTGCACCATGCCCGTCTGCATCGGCGTCGTCAGGTCGATGTTCCCGGTGACGTATTGGGTAATCTGGAAATCGTATGCATAGGCCGTAACGGCCCCAGTGTTGAAGACAAGCTGGGGAGGGTTGAGGCCCTGCAACTGATTGCAGAAAGTGACGTAGTAAGAGCCCTCGGTGGTCCTACTAACCGCGACATTCCCAGTGAACGGGATGACCACGGGCTCGCCGGCTACCGTCAAGGTGATAGGCGGCATGGAGTTTAGGCAGTTAGCCAGGGTCAACTCGTCCGAGTAGACTGGAGCAACCGCGTCCCAGAAGGTCGTAACCGGGAAGGGGATAGTCGAGACACTTCCGCCGCAGCTGATTAAAGCAATGCCGCCCGACGCCTTGCCGATCAGGCTGATGTGCTGGACTTGATTCTGAACAAGCGGAATGCCGACGCGCTCGATAGACCCGACCATGGAAAAGGTGTTTGCTTCTGGGGTGACGGTGGCGATGGCCTTGTAACTGTAGCCTAACTTACGCGGGTTTAGCCAGGAGGTGTGACAGTAGCCCCAGTCGCTATCCGGGAACGGCGCGGGTAAGTTACTATATCCAGTCATCGGCTGGATGTTCATCGTCTGGACGTAGAGGGAGGGGCCCGGGTCCACGGCGACCTTGTTAATGTCGGAGCTGTTAGACGAAGCAAGCAAGGCCAGCGTCGGGAGGCCAGTGTTGACCACGCCGCTTTCGTTAAAAGGTTCAACGCCGACAGCCACATCCCACTTGAAGGCGTACAGGGTTACCGGGTCGTTTGTGTCAGATAACTCATAGCCCCCACCGTCTTCCATCCATGCCGTCAGGGAGTAGCTCGGCTGGTCAAAAGGGTATAGCGGGTAAAGGTCGCCATAGGTACGGGTTCCGCTCGGGCAGATTTGCACCTTGTTGGCATAGGCTTGCATGATCCGCGTCGCGGCGCCGCCCTTGATAAGTGGCATAGCGCTTGAAGTGTAGTTGATAGACCCCACGCCGATTTGCAGGAACCGCTGACCGTTAATGCTGACAATCTTGCACTCAAACGGGGAAGGGATGCCGCCAGAGCCGTCACCGTAGACGAGCTGGGCCGGGAGCTGCAGAGAAGTGACGGGCTGGTTGCCCTTGCCATCACCGGGCAGGGTCATGGAACCGATGAACTTCTGGGTAATTACCCAGCCACCATCCACATATGTAACACTGCCAATTTTAACCAAGTCCCAGAAGGCGGCTTCAATGGGAGGAGTAAGAGGGAATACTACCGGGCAGGATGGAGCAAAGTCGGGAACGGCTACGATAATCGGATCATAATCCGCTGGAAGATTTGTGGCCTTAAAAATGAAAATGCCGATATTGACCGCTGCGTTTGAAACCAGCAGACCGCCGTTGCCGATGTATTCGTCCTTATCGTCATCAATGGAGGTGTAGGGGATACCTCCGAACCATTCCGTAATCGTTGTCTGAGCTACGCAGGTAGACGCAATCGGGATGGGAATCAACGGGTTCTCTTGCAGTAGCTTAGGGCTCCAGACGACTTCGCCTTTGACGACGCGGATAAGGGACTGAGTGGGCGGGCCTTCTTCGGATGAGTAGGGCGAGACGACAATCTGGAACTGCTCCAGTGTTCCACCAGGCGACCATTCGCTCCAGGGCTGTTGAACGTTGAAGTTTGTCCCGCTACCAGAGGACGAGAAAGTAAACCCTGTTCCTGGCTGGAGGCTCATCAGGGTGCGGCTGTCTGTTTATAAACGTCAAGTTCCCATCCCGGTCCAGAGAAGCGAATTTCGTACATAACCTTATAAATGATTCCGAATTCTTCGACGTTAACTTGGGAAAGCAAGTTTCTTGGGTTGCCGTAAAGACCAGCGCCAATCGGAGCCCAGTCTGGGAGAAGCTCAAAGCCACCCCAGGACTGAGTCGGGGATGAGGTCATAAGGCTATCGACCAGCGACATCACATAAGCGTTATCGACCAAATAGATGACGCCCGAGTAAGAAGTCGTCTGAGCAAGGTACTGAGTCTTGCCGTAATACTGTGGATAAGAAGGGTCAACAAAGCCGATGAAGCGGCCACCAGATTCCTTCTCAAAGCACGATCCGTTAAGGCCGAGGAACGCTGGCTTTCCGTTTACCGTAGGCGCAAGGTTGTCCGGGCTGTCTTGCGTATACGGGGCAGGGCCGGCAATGGCTCCAAGGAAACCAGCTTGCGGGGTAAAGAAATTGGGATGCGCCGTGATGTTCTCGGAGGTTAGTCCGTTGGCAGCCGAAGTGTTGGCTTGAGTAAATTCGCCACCATTAACGTCCGGGTCGATGCCGACATAATCGACCGTCACCGTGGCGATGCTAAGGGCGTCCCATGACACGTTATATTTATGAGCCGTCAGGAATGAGTATGTCGGGTCTGGGTGAGGTGTGCCGCGATCAGTGAGCGCGTCGATGTCAAAGCCCCAGTCGGCTTTATACCTAGTCGTCGATGTGACGAGACCGAAGCCGTCGTTACTTACAGTCCAGCCAGGCTGAATGATGGCTGTGGCTAAATCGTTTCCAGAGTCTATTCTTGCCATAAATTTTAGGTGATTCCAATTTGGTTAAGTTTGATGCGTTCAGTCCACGGTGCAGGAACGCCTTCGCCCTCGTTGCTTCGGTTCTGCTTTAAGATTTCTAAGATTTCCTGCTGGATGTCGGTCTGCCGTGTCATGTATTGAAGCACCGGGTTAGCGCCGACGCCAACGACGTTGGAGAAGCCCTCGGGGCCTTTGAAGGATGTTGGGGTGGTGCTTTTGGTTGAATCCAAAGGGGCACCTTCAGCCAAGATTTTACGACCCTTTTCAGTCTGCTTAAGGAAGTCCATCGCCATGCGTCCCAGCTCTTCGTCCGTGGATACGCCCTTGATGCTTTCGCCGGACTTTAGGCGTTGCATGATACGCTGAGGAGGGACAAAGCCCTTGCCGAGCTCTGGATCGGTTAAAATCTGTTCGGTCAGGCTGGCACGCCCTTGTTGAACAAGGCGCCTTTCTTCCTCCAGCTCTTTGCGGCGCTTAAAAAATGCGGCGGTCTTGGCCTCCTCCGAAGAAGCAAACTCGCTCTTGCCCTGGGCAATTAGGTCAAGCCCTTCCTTGGCGTCACGGCGGGCCTGCTCCATCTGGGCAGAAATGTAACTGATAGCCGACTGGATGAGAATCATCGGGGCAGTGAAGCCGAGGAAGATGTCTTTGAAGGCGGTGCTAAACTTCTTCTGGATGTCCTCGACCTGCTTACCAAAGGATACCGTGGCAGTCTTAGCCTTGTCCATTGCCTGCGGGACATCCGAGGTGGTCTTGATGTTGACTGTTAGTTCTTGAGCCATCGTCAGGGGGTTTCCTTTGCAGGATTGGAAGCGGCCTCCTTGGCTTCCTCCTCGGCCATGAAGGCTTCCTCCTCGGGCGACATGATCGCCACGTCCGCACCCTTAGCGATAGCCAGGGCGGAGTTGAGCCAGATGGCTTGGCACTCCGGCATTTCCCACGCCCGCTTTTCGTCGATGCCGTTGGTGATTAGGTTGGCCACAATCGACAGCGGCCACGGGACGCCCTTGCTTCCTCCGCTGCTCTTCTTGGCCGTCTGCTCCCAGAACTTAGGCCAGTCCTGCACGAGGATGTAGCCGGCAAAGGCTTCGAGCATGGCTTCAAACTTGGCAGGGTTGCGGGCAAGGGAAAGCATCCGCAGCTGGTCACGCCAGCCAATCTCGCCCAGGGGTTCTTCAGCGCACACCTGACAGGCGAAGATTAGATCGGCAGGGGTGATGCCGCGAGAGCCCGTCACCAGCGGGGAGTCGAAGGCCATCAGGCGCACCCGGTACTTGAGGCACCACGGGTAAAGGGTTCGACCCAAAAACCTCGGAAGAGGCGCCGGGTCGATGAAGGCAGAAAGGAACCGCTTGTCCATGCAACCGATACTTGCCTAAGCCGAAGCCAAGGCAAGTGGCAGTTACATCGTGATGCCTTCGTAGTCGATGGCCGTCACGGTGACTGCGGTAAAGCCCTTGTTAGAGCCCTTCTCGTCAATCTTAGTGATGACTCCGCTAAACGAAACCGAGGCCGAGCCAGATGGGTAAGCGGTCAAAGCGTTAAGCGTGAAGCTGAGTGTCGCACCAAGCACTGGGACCGATGACGTTTTGCAGACACCCTCGATAGTAATCTCACTTTTCCTGTCGTCCAGCCGGTGGGTCTTGGTCAGGCCAGTTTCGTCGACCACTGTGGCCTCAGCGTTGAACGAGGAGGACAGGCTGTAGGATTGCACGAATAAATTCGTAACAGTACCTGAAATTGCGTACAAGCAGACCGTGCCGTTTGAGATAGCTGCCATAGATACAGTTGCTCGGTTTGGTAACCTTACGCGGGGAAGACCGTCAGGACGTCAAAGGTGAAGGCCGTCGCCCAGGAGCGCTCGTCGACCCCTTCGTCTTCGGACTGCATGGTAACGTCATAGCAGGACGCGTCCCCAGTGGCCGTAAAGGCCGCCTTGATGGAGACCAGGTCACGCATATTGCCGGACAGGGCAGCGCAGCGGAGGCGGTGATCGGCGAGGGTCGTGTCGTCGGCGTTCGAGAACAGGGTGATGCGGACCGAGCAGGAGAAGTTGCCTTCGCCTTCGGGGAGGTCGGACGGTGCCCGGGCGGCTTCGCAAAGGACCACGGCCTTGGGTAAGGTCTGGGTGGCGTTGTTGTCCCCGGTCAGGAAGGACACGGTGGTCAGCCCAGTCTGGGTCGAGAGGTAAGTCGCGACTGTGGATTCCACGATATGCCTGATACTTTTCGTTCCCATTGTACCTTTGCCCGCTTTGGTAGGGAAAGGGGCTTAACGGCGGTTGGAGATTTCGACAGCCTTGTCGAAGTGCCTTTTGAATCGTAGATGCATCTGTTTGATGCGGTTGCCGTACACCAAGGGAAGGACGCGCGCGTCTACGGCGATGTTGTTCACGTTGCCCTCGGTGTTGGTGACACTCAGCTCGACGACCTTCTCATTAGCCATAAGGCTGTTTCTTCCCAGGACTTGCGTGTGCCGGTTAATCCAAGCCACCTTGAGGAGGTCGACCCCAAAGTCTTTAGGAATGCCGTTGATGACGGGCTTAGGCAGGGAGCGCAGGGCCGACGCCCATCCGGACTTGATCATGCCGACCATCTTCTGGCGGTCGAGGATGTATTGGTTTAGTTCGCCCTTGGTCTCGACAAGCATCTTAACCTTGGTCGGGCGGATGCCCTTGCCGATGCGGCCACCGAACTTGCCCTTAATGCGGTTGTGGATTGAGCGGATGTCCTGGACGAAGCCCTGGCCATAATCGGTCATCACGGGGTTGGTCGTGTTAAAGTAGTTCTTAGCCTTCTTGAACGCCCGGTCATAGTCGCGGTCGTTGGCAATCTTGCGCATGATGGGCGACAGTCCCTTGAGCGCAGAGAGCGTGCCCTTGCCGATGATTTTATTAAACAGGCCGAGGTCGTTGGTCTTGGTGGCGTAGGCCAGCTGATTGGTCAGCAGGGGCGAGGCCGAGGTTGAGCTGCGATCGTTGGCCGCGACAAACATCTTCTTCATGTCGCCGGCAATGGCTTCGTCGCCAGCTGTCTGGGCGGCTTTCGAGAGGCCACGACCGATGCCCTTTCGCGGAGGCATAGGCACCCCGCCCTTTGGCATAGGAGGCGTAAAGTTCGCCGCGTCTTGGCAGGCCAGGGCGGCTTGTTCTAGGCAGGCGTCTCGCATGGTCTGCCCGGTCAGCGCCGCAAACTTGCGACAGGCCGTGATGAACTCAGCCTGAGACTTAGGGGTGACGCGGATTTCGACCACGGCAGCGGTTACTGGTTATCGTCGATGACGACGAGCGTGATCCATGCCGACCCGGGCTTGTAGGTCTGGGTCGTGATGCGGACGGTCTTACCGCTAGCGACGATTTTCTTGCCCTGGCCTAGGCTGGCGATGGGGACACCTGCCGACAGTAGGGCCGCCGATGACCCATTAGACCCGTCTGGGAGCGTCCAGGAGGCCGTTACAGCAGGCATCCTGACCGAGTACTGGGTCCGCTCCATATACCCACCTGCTTCGAGGACGGTCATCACGGCGGGGTCGGAGATAAGGCACTGGAAGGTGATGGCCCCAGAGTTGGCGGTTCCGGCCACGCCGAAGTCCGCGATCATCTCTTTGGCGTCAGCGAGAAAGTCAGCGTAGAGGCTCATCCTATACTTGCCCGCTTTGGCAACTAGGCACAAAAAAGGGGCCCATTACTGAGCCCCTTAAGTTCGTAGCCTTGGCCGCTATTAGGCGGTCTTGAGGCGGACGAGGGAGGTCGAGCGACCGACAGCAGCGCCGAAGAGCAGCGTGGCGGTAACGTTCAGGAAGCCAGACTGCTCCATGCCGACGAGCACCTGGACACCGAGACCCGTGCCGGCGTCCGTAGCGTTCGAGACTTCGAAGCCGGGGATGCCTTCGGAGTCAGGCAGGGCGGAGGCGAAGGCGATAGCGTCAGGACCAGCAACCCAGCCTGCGAGATTCTCGGAGTTGGTAGCGAGGTTGGCGAACTGGTAGATGCGGGCGCCGGCGATGATGCCGAGGTCGCCGTCGCGGATGATGGAGGCACCGAGGACGTTGTTGCCAACGATCGTGGTATCCTGACGGAGGTCAGAGATGTAGGTGCTGTTCAGCACGGCGTAGCGAGGGCTCGGGGCCTTGGCGTCGTCGAGGGTCTTCTGGACTCCGACGAGTTCGAGGTACGAGAGGGCAGCACCAGAGACAGTCGAGACGCTGTAGTTAGCGTTGGTGACCTGAGTGTTGATGACGTCCATGACCTTCTGGGCGAGACCGATTGAGGCGGTCTGAACGAAGTTCTGCACGAAGAAGTCAGCGCCGTAGTCCTTCAGGTTCGAAGGGGTGAAGCGGCTGGAAATCTTGAAGTGCGAGAGCGAGACAGTCGCGGCGGTGATCGTCGCGTCGTCCTGGGTGAGGTAGCCACCAGAGCCGAAGGCAGTAGCGGTCGAGGTGCCGATGAGCGGGACCTGGATGCTCATGCCGGAGGAGCCGGGACGGGCGGAGAAGACAGACGAGATACCCGAGAGAACGGGCAACTTGTTGACGAGAGCGGAGAGGACGCCAGCCGACAGTACTGACGGGGCGGCGGTGATGGAATTAGCCATGATGTTTGATTAGGTAGGGTTGAGGGAAATTAAAAGGAGGCCTTGATGATCGCGGAGCGATGGGCCTCAAAGTAGGCGTTGCGTTCCTTGGACCCGACAGGCAGGGCCATGAAAGCGACGTAGTGGTTGACGGCCTCGGCAGGAGCACCGTCGCCCTGGGGAAGGGCAACCGGGGTGACGCCGACAGACGCGGCAATCTTAGCGGCCTCTTTGGAGGCGCTGACCTTGACGGCTTCAGCTTCGACAGCGGCGGCCTTGAGGGCGGCGGCTTCGGCTTCGATGGTCTTGACGACTTCGGTGAGGCTGGCGATGGAAGCGTCCTTGACGGCGGCTTCGACCTTCAGGCTTTCGAGTTCCGCGGCGGCGCCGACGGTGAGCTTCTCGACGGTGGCACGGAGGTCATCGCGTTCGGCGGTAAGGCCCGAGAGGGCAGCCGAGGCTTCGAGCAGTTGTTCTTCGATGGTCATCTTGGTAATGCGGGAGATGGAAACTTAGAAGGACCGCAGGGCTTCGGAGAAGGAGTCAGCCAGCCCAGTCACTAAGCCCTGGGCGGCGGCCTGCTTGCCCGAGAAGGTCTGGCCTTCCATGGCTTCGGCCTTGACCATCTTGCGCTTCATCAGGACTGCGGCTTTGAACTCGGAGTGGATTTCGTCCACGCTCTCTTGAAGGTTCGCCATCTGGCCTTCGTCAAGGGTCGTGCCTTCGATGCCGGCGCCCTTGTACTTGCCAGACTTGATGACGACCATCTTGATACCAGCCATCTTGGCGGCTTCGGAATAGTCAGGCACAGCGAGGTAGACCCCGATACTGCCGACCGTGGCAGACTTGGAGGAAAGGACGCGATCAGCGGCGGAGGCGACCCAGTAGGCAGCGGAAGCCATCTCGGTGTCGGTGTAGGCCATCGTCGGCTTCTCAAGGTTGCGGACCTTGTTGGCGAGTTCCTCAATGCCGGTGACCGTGCCACCAGGTGAGGATACTTGCAGGGCAATACGCGTCACATCGGGGTTCATGGCGAACGCGTCGATAGCGGCAGAGAGTTCATCCACGTCAGCGGCGCCCATCATCTTTTCGATAGGGGTCAGACCTTTGCCGATTACACCGTAGACCGGGATGACGCCGATGCCGTCAGCGGTGACGTAGGGCTTGGGGGAAACTCCGAAGAGCTGCGCAAGCATATCGGTGAAGCCGAACTTCTCAGCCAGGACAGCGTGGTCCTTGGCCTTAGCCGGGTCGATTAAAAGTGGCTCTCTGCCAGAAAGTCCGTTAGTGAGGAAGCGCATAAAGTTAGGAGTTTGGTTCGTCGGTGGCGGCAAGCTCGTCTTCGTCGACAGCCTCGACCGTACCGATCGGGGTGTTGGTCGGGCGGAAGAGCAGCTCGAAGGGGATGCCGTACTGCTTGGCAAGGTCTTGAATATGCACCATGTCAGCGGCGCGCTTGTTCATCTCGGTGCGGAAGTCTAGGCCGCGCTGGGCGTAGAGCTCAGACATGGACAGCAGGCCCATCTCCACGTCAGCACGGTCATTAGCGGCTTCGCGGCCAGCGTCGACGGTGACAGACTTCGGGGTCGTCCAAGAGACTTCGGTCCACTTCGGATCGTCTGGGATGTCGCCGGCGGCGATGCCCTGACCGATGATGTAGCCCCAAGTCGGCACGCAGAACTGCTCGATGACGATGGTCTGGTACTTGGCAAAGACGCGGCCAGCCTTGGCGGTCACGAGGCGAACCGTGGCGCCGCCTAGTTTGGATGAGTCGCCGACAAACTCGTAAGGCAGGACGCCCTGAGCGATGTCGCGTTCAAGCGCTGCAAGGAAGCCGGTGAAGGTGCTGTTGGGGCGGTTGCTCTGGAAGGAGTTGAGGGACTCGCCTTGGTCGAGCACTAGGAGTTTGCCGCCCATCGTGTTTGCGATGGAGGTATACGAAGGGGTGTTCAGTGCGCCGAGCTCGTTGGCCGTGTCCTGATCGAGGACGCCGCCCTGCTTCTGAATCGTGCGGACCACGTCACCGTTGTCCTTCACGGCCTGCTTCTCGAGGGCGAGAATCTCCATCTCGTCTTGGATGGAGTTGATGCTGGATTGCAGGAGAGGGATGCCGCGGCACCCGCTGGCGTACTCATGGTCGACGACGTGCATCATGGACTGAGCAAGAATCTGGCGGTTGCTGCCGTCCGACTTGTAGACGTTGACGGCAGTGTATTCACCGTAGGCGCCGTAGACGATACCGTCGTGGATGCCAGGGATGACCACGTTCTCGTCGAGCGGGTCGCCGACGCGGTGGGCTTCCATCAGCTGGAGTTTTGCATCGCCGGTAGCGTTACGCACCTTGGCGGCGAACGAGTCACCGTCTCGGATCATGCCGCGGAGAAGGATGGCCTGACAGTTGTAGAACGAAAAGCGGTTCGTGATGTCGATGCGCTTGCCCTTCTCAGCGAAGTAAGCCTCGTAGATTTCTTGCATCTCTGGGGTCGACGCGTGGGACTGAGCCTTGATGCCGTCGCCCACGGAGTAGAGCACCATGTCATTAAGAATCTGTTTGAACAGGCCGCTGTTCCGCTCTGCCCATCGGCACTTGCGGATCATCGCCATGCGGTTCCACGGCGTCAGGTCTTGGCGTAGGTCGCCAGGTGCTTGGCCGAAGATGGCACGGCGAGCGTTCGAGAACATCGTGCTCTGCCAACCGGAGTAGCTGCCACCGAAGCCGCTGCCGGTGCCAGTGTCCATGATGGCGGCCTGTGGCTTGAGCGAACGCGCAACAGCAGCCGCCTTGAGGACGGGCTTACGGAGGCTGACAGTGGGGACTTTGGTCTTGCGGGGGGCCATAGATTAGTCGCGGCGCGTAGACCAGGAGGTCGAGATGACCGTGGTCCTGCGTCCGTAGGTGGCCGGGTCTAGGCGGCTTAGGGCAAACATGGCCTCGGCGAGCATCTCCTTCGGGGGCATAGCGAACTGCTTGGAGGCCGAAGAGCCGGAATCGGAGTAGGACATCAAGGTCTTACCTTCAGTGATTAGGGCGAGAGCCTTAGCTTTAAGGTCGAGGAGTTCGCACTCCGTAAGTCCAATGAAGAGTCCTTGAGCCATTTGTTATTGCCCAGATTGGAACGAAGAGGGGGGTGCGCCGACCAGCCCACGCCACAAGCTTCTTCCTTCTTGCAACACCGTCCGGCGCACCCTTGCAGATAGCGTGCTCATGTTCCGCTCTGAGGCAAGTCGGTTTCGGTGGTTTCTCTGCCGGCGATGCCCCAGCGGACGGCGGCCAGCAGGGCGAGGATTTCACAGTCGAGGGCGTGATTGTCCTTCTTGCCCTGGGGGAGTATCCAGTGCGCCTTGCCCGTGCGGCGGTCTTTGACTCGGACCTCGGAGTTCAGCTGCGAGACATACTCGGGGTCGGCGTCTAGGGCGTAGGTCCAGACCTTGCGGGCTCGGAGGCCGTGCAGGAGGTCTTTGCCGGCGAGATTGGAGTGAGAGACGAGGATGGCCCGCTGAGGTATGCCAGGGACGACGACGGCCTGCTTCTCGGAGTAGTAGCGACGGCTGGTCTTTCCGTCCCGATCGGTTACCGCGAAGTCCTCGGAGCCCGACCCCTTGGCCGTTTTCCAGTTACGCTTGGCGCACTCGCGGTAGACTTCAGAAGTCGAATCTCCTGAGTCCACAAAAACTAGCGCCGGATGGACCGCCCATTGTTTGGCGTATGCCTCGATGTCGCCCCATGACTCGATGCGGGCAAAGGCCAGCAGCCGACTATGCCCGGTCTTAGCCCAGCGCCGAACGACCACCCAGAAGTGACCACGCTGAACGTCGACGCCCATCGTGCGGAAGGCGATGCTACCTTGCGGTGCGTCCGTCTGCTCGATGACGCGGCCCTTCGGCGAGATCATGGCCTCGGCGTCCCACGCGTCGCCCATCTTGTAGTTGGCAGACTCGGCGGTGCTCACCATCTCGCCACCCTCTTCTGACCAGGGCATGGCCAGCCGCTTCTGCTTAAATTGCATCCTGGCGTTGTCGTCGCCGTATTGGTCGACCGACTCCTTGGCCTTGAGCATGAGCACACCCAGCTCGCCCCAGCTCATCGTCGCAAGGGCGTTCCAGTGCAGGCCGATATGACCAGCGTTGACCGATGCGGCGGTGGCGATAAACGTTCCGCGGGCGTTGGCCTCGATACGCGTGGCGTTCGTGTCAGGGAGCAAGGTGCGGCAGGACGCGCACTCGTAGGTCGTGCCGGCGTTGACCTTGTGCAAGTCCCATGACCCGCTGACCTTTGCGTCCTCGGGAAACCTGATCTGCTCCCACACCCAGGGCTGAAGGTGGTCGCACTTCGGGCAACGGAAGTTCCAGTCACGTTGGTCGGTCGTCTCGTGCAGCTGATGAAACTCCTGACCCGCTTTGCCACCCTGCGACATGAAGATGCGTTTGCCCATCCAGCCGAAGGCCGTGACGCGCGCGCTAAGTTCGGCCAAGTGACCGGGCGGGCTCATCCAGCACTCGTCGGCAATCGTGTACCGTAGCGACAGGCGCTGAAGGTTGGCTTCGTTCCAGATGCCGCGACAGTAAAGCGTCATGCGGTCGAAGTCCGTCGTCGTCGAGCGGTCCATGTCGTCGAGCGAGATGCGGTCTTTCACCGGCGGGCAGTTGGCCCAGAGAGGTCGAAGGTAGCGTAGGCTGAAGTCACGCGCCTCGGGGTCCGTAGCCTGGGCAAGGAGGCACGGGCCTGGAGCGTTGGCGATGATGTGGCAGGTGAACAGACGAGCGAAGAGAGATTTGCCTGACTGGATGCTGGCGAGGATGGTCAGTAGTTTCGTCTCGGGGTCGGCGGCAATGCGCAGGGCCTCGGCAATCCACGGCGTCCGCTCTGATCGGAACGGCCCGGGCATCGGTGAGTCAGGGATGGCGTGCACGTTGTCCTCCAGCCAGTCGACGATGTCGCCCGAGTCCGAAGGCTTGAGCACGTCCCGCCCGATGCGGAGCAGGTCACTCTTGTTCATCGACGGCGGAGAGTTCGGCCTTCACGCGGCGCACCCAAGCCTCGAGCACCTTGACGGCCTTGGCAGGGTTCTCGGGGTTGCACCCTTCGGCCACGTCGAGGGCGAGTTTGTCGAGACGGTTGACCACGCCCGAGGCAAGTTCCCGCATGGCTTCGCCGGCTTCCTTGGCACTGATAAAATCCTTCGTGAGAATGATGCGCCTCTCCTGTTCGGCCTCCAACTGCACAAGCGATTTGAGCGAGGCGTTGTAGGCTGACTGGTATTTGCCTTGATGCGGGTCGCCCTGCTCCATGGCCGCTTGCCAGACGCCGCGGGCCCGACCGACTAGGGCACGGTGCTCGCTGATCGTGTCAGCCAGGGAGCCGTCGTCGAGCTGCTCAGGTGCCGTCGGCGCACGCCTTACCCGGGCGTCCTCTTGGCTTTGCCTCCAAGCGGTGGCGGCTTCGACCGAGTCGATGGGCATACCCTTCTTGACGAGGATAGAAACGCGCTGACGCGTTAGGCCAAGGGCCTCGGCGATTTCAGTTTGGCTGGGCATCGTTTTGGACGGTGTTCACCCACCAGATAAGCTGAGACATCTTAATGACTGGGATGCCGTAGGACAGGCACTCACTGACGTAAAAGGCAGCGGGCTCAATATCGTCGGGCAAAAGGATGCAGACGTGGCGCCGGCTTAAGTGCTTTCGATAAACTTGGCATTGGGCCATTGCCGTAAGCATACCTTGTGAGCTGCATTCTTTCTTTGTCTCAATCGCCCAGTTGTAGCCGACTAGGTCTGCACGCATCTGGCAACCGGGAACCTGAACTTCTCTTTCAATGTGTCGAGGATATGAGACGCAGGCATCTTTAAGCATTTGTACCGCTTGAGTTTGCATCTCAAGTTCTGACCCGTGTGTTTTAGAATAGGTCCTGTCTGCCCACTTGGACTTCTTTGGAGAGGCTTTAAATCGCTTAATCTGCATGCGCTCGCGCTTACATTTGTCATAAAGTCCGGCCTTGCTGATAACCTTTCGTACGACGCAACGTGAATGCATAAACTCAAAAGCCTTACGGGTTCCATGGATCGTGCCACAAAGTCTGTAGGCCTCGACGATTGCCGCGTCTCGCTTTGCTTTTTCAAGGCGAGCAAGTTCTCCAAGCTGCCGGGTTTTCAAATCACAGGGTCCCATTGTCAACAGGGTGTTTTGATGAAGTGACCATGCACTTCTGGGTCGTGGTGTCGGGCCACGAGCAGGTACCGGGGGGGCTTAGAAGACTACCTAGCCGGGGCTTCTGGGCGTTATTCATCGGCGTGGCATCTTATGTTTGTCGCGTCTGGAATTGATGTGCGGGAACAATCCGCACGCGTCACCGTTCACTGTCGAACGAATCTGACGCGCCCGCTTCTGTGCCCAGATGTGAGAGCGTCCATACATCCGGGCGATGGTGCGTGAGTCGAGACAGCCAGGGAGAGACAGCGCCCAACGGATCATCTCCACGTGGCGCCTGAACTTGAGCGACGATGAGCAGGCCAGCGCATCCATGAACGCCTTGAGCATGACGCCGACATGATCGCGAGAGATAAACGCGTCGACCTCAGTGCGGTGCTCATCAGCTGTAGGATTAAACGCCCACTTGGGATGATTAGCGTCGATGCAGAACACGTGCCTAGACTGTACCATCTCGCGGTAGGGCAGCACGCCGGACTCGCGCATCTTATCCTGCACCTTCTTGGGCTGTGCAAAGAACCATGCGTCAAACGACTTGGCTTCACTGTGCGGCGCCGTCAGGTCGTTGATACTTGCGGCCTTGGTCACGCGCTCATTTGGAAAGGATGTTACTCAGCGGGCAAGTGGCAAAGGTTATGCCACAGGCCGTCGACCTTGAACTCCATCATGCCATGACGACGCATCCGCCATATGAGGGATGACACCTTACCGTCATACGTAAAGTCCTTGAGGATGTGTTCCCTTAGTTGGCTGGTGTTCATCGTGCCAGGCCAAGCACTCATGGCCTCCCTGATCCTGTCGTTCTTCTCATCCTTGACTGTCTTTGCTACCGCGGTGGCCTCCTTGCGGATAGCCTCCATCTTCTCCGGCATAGTTCTCCAGGCGTTCAGGCGGACCTTAGTCCACCAGCGCTTCTTGGCTAGGTAGTTCAGCTGACTGGGTGTGAGGTTCCTTTTCATGTCACTGATGCCTCCCACACAAGGGCGTCCCCTAGCGTAAGCGCAGGGGGTAAGCCCGTAGTACCCTTACCTTTAGGTAAGGACGGATGTTGAGTGGGATGTTGAGCGGGTGGGACGAGGGGGGTCATAGGTAGGGGTTGGGTGACTTACCCTCAGTTGATGTTCAAACGCCCTGTAGACCCCTTAGCGGGGCGGGAATCGCTATGCCTTGGGGCTGGGTCGGTGGCACTCTGGGAGGGGGGTTGGCTGTACTCCCAGCGGATGACCCCCTTCTGGGCGGCGTGGCGGATGTAAATCTCTGACTTGAACTGCCCGGTATGGTCCTTGAGGTCGGCACGGCCACGGCGCTTGGTCAGGCCAAACTTATAGATGGGCTCCTCGCCTTGGCAGCGGAAGAGCACGGCGACCTCGCGGAAGTAGTTGGTGAACTCGGAGGAGCCTAGGCCAGCGTAGGCTAGGTCGGCGACGGTGTGGCCTTCCTTGTCGGCTGAGGTCTTAGGCTTCCCGGTGTGGTGCATGGCTACTAGGACGGCGCCTGTCTCTAGCAGGATCGGGGCAAGGTCATGGCGCAGGAACTTGGACGCTTGCTCCTGGTCAGAGACGTCGATGCCAGCGAAGGACAGCAGAGGGTCGACGAAGACGATGTCAGCCTTGTGCTCGATGATGAGTGCCTTGAGTGCCGCAGTGAAGGTCGTGCCGGTGCTGACGGTGTCGCGGTAGATGGCGAGGTGTTCCTTGAGCTGTGCGATCTCGGCTGAGTCGAGGTAGGCACCTGCCACCACGTCTTGCAGACTCTCGCCGCAGTCGAGGGCGTCGTTCTCCGCTTGCAGGATGATTGAGCGTAGGGGCTTGACTGGTTTGATGCCGAAGAAGTCACGGCCTAGCGCCCAGTGCACGGCGGCCTGCATCATCAGCGAAGACTTGCCAGTGCCTGACTGGCCGACGATCAGGAGCGACCCACCTTTGCACAGCCAGCGGTTCCCGAGGATGTTGTTCGGGTCATTCTTACGGTCAGCGGTGAGCAGGTAGTCGAAGTCCATGCGCTGCGGGCCGTGTCGGGTCTTGGCCCCCTTGCGCTTATCTGCCAGACGAGCATAGTGGTCGAGCAGTGTATCCGGGTCGGTGGCGTTGTTTGCCGCGTTAGATGCCTCACGGAGGAGGGCGGCGTCGGTAATGAGGTCGACGTGCTCGGGGCGATATGTCGACGCACCGGCATCGCTGACCAGAAGTGAGACGGTGGCAGCGTCCACAGGGGAGCGGGCCTCGCGTAAGCGTTGTGAGACGGTGAGCTCGTCGGCAGGGACACCATCGACAGCCAGGGACAATGCCGCGGCGAAGATGTCTTGGTGGACAGGCTCGAAGAAGTCGGAGGGCTTGAGATCACTAGGGAGAGGGAGCGCATCACGGAGGAGGACGCCGAGGAGGTGGCGTTCCGCCGGCACGTTGTTCGGAGGAGTCATGGAAGAAGGGTTGGGGTTTGTGGGCGTGGGTGCCCGTGGTCAAGATACTTTGCGGAGGAGGCGGTCGAGGTCGGTGCGTCGGTAGTGAGGGACAGGGCGGGGCGTCTTGTAGACGCGGGTCGGGATGTCCATGCCGTCGATTCGGTATTGAATGCCACGGACGGTGCGGTGCTGCTTGAGGGCGTACTGCGTGAGCGTGACCCAGCCAGCGGGAGCCTTAAAACGTTTAAGGGCTTTGGCTGCAACGTGGGCATCGCTCCAGGTCTTAAACTTGGGCGACAGACGGAAGGCTAGGTTTGTCTTTGTAATAAGTTTAACCTCCGCGAAGCCAGCCTTGACGATGCGTTCAAGGGGCGTGCGAATGCCAGCTAAGGTCGTTACGCCGATAAGGGGCAGCAGGTCTTTGGTTCTGATCCAGCCGTCGAGGTCTTCGCCAGTCGAGCCACGAAGCGCGTCGACTAAGCCGCGAGCGTCAAACGGCTTCATCGTGCCTTCGGCTTGTAGACCTTGAGGTCAGTCTGCCAAATCCAGTTGCGTC